AAACTGAAGTCCCTCGAGAAGTCGTTCTCCCATCGCGTGCGCTCTTCGTTGAGGAACACGGCCTGCGCCTCCTCGGCTTCAGAGAGCGCAAACCGCTCGCGCAGGACCCTGATCCGCTGGTAGTCTGTCCAGCGGCCACTCTCAGGCAGAAGCAGCATGGTCAAAACCGCCCTGTCCTTGACCGTGAGAGCGACCAACCTATCGAGCGGCACTACCTCCTCACCAGCCATTTGTTGCCCCCCTTTTACCGCGTAGAGAGCCCGGCCAGGGAGTCCACGGGAGCACTCCTCTTCCCGTCTCGGGTAGGCCGGGCCGGATTCACTCCCAACCTCACGTCGCGCTGCTGTAGCAACGGACGAACACCTTGCCCTTGCTCACGATGTCCGCGATGGGGATGTAGCCGACCTGCACGCCGGACGTCCCGGCACCATCCACCCAACCAACCGACTCCGGGTTCGCAGCCGCGATGAGGGCCGTGATGTTTCCGATGTTCTGCGAGACGTTCAACCGCCACGCGTGGATGCTGGCGGGTGCACCGGCAAGAATGGCCTGGTGCTGACCGGCGAAAACGATCCGCGCCGTCGCCTGGGCCTCACCGCAGTACACGCCGCCCTCGTACGGAACGATGATGTGGCCCGCGGCCAGGACCGGGCTCGCCCCCTCGGTGTTGATCCACGAGCCGAGACCGTAGCAATGCCCCACCGTGGTGCCGCTGATGTCGGCCTCGTAGTACGCCGACATGCCGCTTTGGTTGTTCGGCGCCACAACGTGGACGTAGAAGCTGATGCCGTTGACTGCGGCTCCCAGGTTGCGGTCGGTGCAGACGAGAGCCCCTGAGACCCGCCTCGCGTGCATAGTCATGATCGCCTCCCTTTCAAGAGGCGCGGGGAGGGCGAACCCTCCCCGCGACCGTGTTCACAACTGGGTTGACGGCGGCCGTTAGTCGGTGATCGCCGCCGGCAGGGAAGCCTGCTGGTACTTCATCTCGAGGATGGCGAAGACCACCACGGTGTCGGAGGCGTTGCCGCCGGAACCGCTCACCGCGATGCAGTCGTACCCCTCGGTGTGCTTCGCAGGATTCCACTCGAACACGACGATCGCCGAGCCCATGGTGGCCGGGTCGATCGTGAAGCCGGCGGCGTCGGTCTGGCGGACCAGGATGTCCGACGTGCTCCCGTGATCGATGTCCACCTGGATCGGGAACGTCGCCGTCACGGCGCGGTGGGTGCCCGCCGCCACGGCGGTCGCCTCGTCGAGCGCGAGGACGAGATCCGTGTCCGTGGCGCCGGCATGGGAGATGACGAACGTCGCGTGCTTGACGTTCTTCATGCTGACGTAGTCGGACATGGTGAATGCGTTGGCCGCGACCACCGTCTGGACGCGGACGATCTTGAAACGCTCACTGAACATGGTGTGCTAGCTCCTTTCCGAGTCCCGGGGGAAGGTTGCCCTCCCCCCGGTCAGGTTGCTTGTCAGCAGCGGCCTACCTGGCCGCGAGGGCCACGAACGGCGAGAGGTCGTTGCTCCCCTGCGCCGGGGTGATCGGAGCGCCGAGCAACGGCAGGCCGTTCGACCGGAAGGTGAACCGGAAGGACGTCTCGTCGTAGATGAACCTCACGTGGATGGACTCGGCGATCTGGGTGCCGCCCTTCTTGACGAAGGCGTACCAGCCGAAGTCGGCCAGGACGAGGTCACCCTTGAGGCCGAGAGCCTTGGAGTGCTCGTTGACGATGAGCGGGATGCCGAAGAGGGTGGAGTAGGGCGCGTTGGAGTAGCCGCCCGGCGGCAGGAAGATGGGCTGACCACCGACGCCGGCGGCCATGAAGGCGGCCATGAGCTCGCTTTCGACATCGGCGTGCGCCAGCCAGATCGCCCTGGCCCGGCAACGGGAAGGCATGCGCGCACGCATCTTGCGCAGGTTGGGCTCCCAGATCTCGGTGGCCGGCTGGCCGGTCTCGCCGCTGACGCTGACGAGCGCCGGGGAGTTGATGATGCCCAGCGCCTGACCGGCGCCGGTCCCCGCGAAGATGTCTTCGTCAAGCTGGAATGCCAGTTCCTCGGCGAACATCTGAGGACCGATCGAGGCGAGCTGGGCAACGTCCTCGAGCTCCTCGTCGGAGACGTTCCAGAGACCGAAGAGCTTCTCGAGCTTGACGTCCACCTTGCGGGTCTTCGGCGCGGTGGCCGTGACTGTCGTTTGCTCGGCAGCATGGTAGATGCGGATTCCCCCGAACCGGGAACCAGTGACGCGCGATGTCTCGTCGATCAGGGTCACGGTGGCGGAATTGAAGCCCTCGCCGACCTCGATCGGGAAGCACCGCTGGGCGAGCTGCGCCGAATCGAACGCCAGCTTGTCGATGAGACCGACAGCCTGGGACTCCAGGGCGAAGCCTCCCTCGGAGCCGACCGCCTCGTTCGTGCTGGCGGCGAGCTTGCGCAGGCGGGGATCGACGATCCCCGAAACCCTGGGCTCGGCGATGTGGACCGCCTTCATGAACGCGGCGAACGCCCGCTTCGGATCGGCGTCCCATGGCGCGTCCTCGGCGTTGTCGTGGCCGGTGATGGGGGCCTTCGGCGTGCCCGTGGTGGGCTTGGCACCCTCGAGAACGGGGGTGACCGTGGCGGCGCTTTCGCGCTCCACGGTCTCGGCACGCTCGAGGCGGGCCTTGAGGGTCTTGACCTCGCCCTCGTCCTTGGTGAATGCGGCCTGCTCCTCGGCGGTGAGGTCGCGGTTCTCCCCCTCCGCCTTGGCGACCAGGTCCTTGAGGCGCTTGGTGGCCTCCGCGACCTGGCGCTGCAGGCTGATGATGTGCTCACGCATGATGGTATCTCCTAGAGTTCCAGGACCTTGATCCGGCGGTTGTACCGGGCAAGGGCGACGCTGATGGCGTCGGGTTCGTCCGTCGCGGCGAGTGCGCCGGCGGCGGGGGCGAGGATCGAATCGTCGGTCTTCGGGGCGGGTGTGCCCACGGAGACGGAAGCAAACTCAGGTGGCTCCTCGGACGGCGAGACTCCGGCGGTCATGCGGCCTCCGGTGATCGCCGCGATCTCGCGCTCGAACTCGTCCAGATCGAGGTGCTTGACGGCTGCCAGGTCCTCGAGCGCGCAGAGCGTCATCCCGCTCGGCACGAACAGGAGCTTGGCGCCCGGGTAGAACTCGGCGAATGTAAGACGGATCTGCTCAGCTCGCTCACGCGTGGGATCTTGCGTAACGTGCATCGCGTAGCGTGGTTCCCCGGCGAGGCTGCGGGCCCAGGCGCGCAGCGGTCCGATGTCGATCCCGGCCCTCGCGGCTTGCCGGAGGGCGTTCGGCTCGGCGGGCACCGGCACGAAGGAGATCTCGACCAGCTCCTGGCGGGCGCACATGATCTCCCACCCGGTCTCGGTCTCGACGAACTCCCACTCGAGGGGGATCCAGCCGGCGGAGACGGCGTGCAGGAAGCCCTGGCGGTACATCTCGAACACGGTGTCGTTGAAGGCGGACATGGTCGCCGGCGTGAAAAGGGACGTGACCTTGAGCAGGTCGCCGTCCACCCAGACCTTCTCGGCGTTGGCGATCGGCAGCTTGGCGTCGTCGTGCGCCCACAACATCACCGGGCACTTGGCGTAGGCCGCGAGCTCCCAGCCCTGTGGGTTGAGCCGCCAGCCGTTGCGGTTCACTTCTCCGGTGGCGACGACGAACGTGATGCGGCGATCCTCGCCCAGGACGGGTTGCGCCGCCACGGTGAAGCCGCTCCGGATGATGAACGAGCCCGGGGGAGGAGCCCCGGGGCGCTTCCCGTCTTTCTCGGAGAGCGCCCGGCGCTTGAACTCGTCGAGCGACAAGATCTGGCGTTCAGGCATCATTTGCTCCTTCGGCGCCCGCAGCGCCGCCGGTGGCTGGGGCTTGCAAGAGATTCGCGACCTGCTTGGCGAGCTCGGCGGTCGGCTGACCATCGCCGTTCCCGCCGGCGCCAAGAATGGCGGTCGGGTCAACGGGGATGCGCGCCATGTTCATCGGATCGAGGAGGACGTCGCCCTCGGTTCCGACGGGGTTCATGTCCTCGAGCGTGAGGATATTGTTGGCCGTCAGCCAGCCCCACTGGCGGCCGATGGCGTACGACCGGTAGCGGGTCAGGAGGTCGGTGGCCAGGAGGCCCGCCCGGTTGTGCTGCGGCCAGACGACGTCGAACTCTTCCGGCGTGAACAGGTCGCGCTGCATGGCCTGCTCGCAGGCGATGAGCATGGGGTTTATCGTGGTCGCCAGGAATCCCATGTACCGGGCGATCTCGCCCGTGCCCCAGCTCGACGCGGGGCTGGTGTGCTGGACGAGTGCAGGCGGGACGCCGAAGATGCGGCAGATTTCCTCGACCTGGAGCTTGCGCTCCTCAATCCACTGGATGTCCACACTCTTCATGCCGATCGGCGTGTACTTGGCGCCACCCTTGAGGACCGCCGTCTTGCCGGCGTTCGCCACGCTTCCCTCGTGGACTTCCTTCCACGTGGCCCGCATCGCCGCTTCGGCCTCCGGGTTCATCCCGGCCGGGATCTCCAGGACCCCCGCCGGCACGCCGCCGTTGCCGAGCATGCGCGCGCCGTACTCCTCGGCGCCGAGCGCTAGACCCACGGCCTCCCGCTGCTGCTCGATGGGCGACAGGCCGGTGTAACCGTTCTTGGAAACCGTCCACACATGGTGGACCTCGAAGCGCGAAAGCCAGACGATCTGCTCGGACGGGAAGAGGGTGACGCGGTAGAGGGGATAGCCGTCGCCGTCCACGTAAACCTGGACCCGCTCCGGGTGGATCGGGATGATCTCCTGGAGCACGCCGTCCTTCCAGGTGAGGGCGTCGAACTCGTTGCCGTAGAGGAGGTGACATAGGCCGCTGTACTGGCGCCACCCGAAGGAGGTCATCCAGCCGTTGGGCGCCTGGGCGAGCAGGCGGTAGTTCGGGTGGGCCCGGTAGATTTCGGTGCCGGAGGGTTGGAGCGCCCTGAGCACCTTGAGGGGGAGGGACGCGCGGAGCCAGGAGAGCAGAGAGACGCACCGCCAGACGGTAGTGACCCGCAGGCCGGTCTCCGGCGTGACCCGGATGCCCGAGGCGGTCCTGCCGCCGCCCATGAAGCCGATGAGCCAGGCCGCGGGATCCCGCCGAGCGCCGGAGGTGTCCTCAGGGATGGACCGGGCAGAACTGGCGATCCGGCGGGCGAGACTACCCACGCTTCACCTCGGGGGCGGGACGGCCGAGACGCCACCCGACCAGGAACAGGAGAAGCCCCGCCGCAATCCAGGCCGCCGGAACGTAGATCTGCGCGATGCCGTAGATGAGAGCAGCGGCACCACCTAGGAGCAGGACTTCAGGGACCTGCTCACCGGCGAAACTGCCCGCGGCCCTAGCGGTCGCCCAAAGGGCGTGGCCGGTCCATCTGGTCGCATGCCAGGGCGCGGACAGAGCTTTCGCCAGCAGGCCCGGGGTGCGCCGCCTGCCGGTACGGTTTCGTTGATCCAAGTGCTGGAACTGCTCCAGACGTTGAAATGGCGGGCGTGAGACTCAGCCCGCCGACACCTCTACACCGCTACGACGTCAATCTGGACCATGATGGTCACCTTTGTCAAGGGCAACCCCACATCTTGCGGCACCCATAGTTACCAGACCTCCACCCGGCCATCCCAGGGGACCGGGGGCGGCCCCGGGATCGGGACGACGATCGCGCGACCCCTGGCCATGATGGCGGCGACGATGGGGTCGATGCGGTAGGAGCTGAGGCCCTTGTGCGGGCGCTTGTTGCCGTGGTGGTCTTCTTTGGTGACGAGGTTGGCGGTGCACCACTTGACGAGCGGGTTGCCGTCGTGGCAGAGCTTGCGGCCCGGGATGCTGTCGAGGAAGAGTCTGGTCGGCTCCCCGAAACTCGGGAGGTCCTGGACGAACTTGACCATCTCGATGCCGGTCTCGGCGTACATGTCGTTCTTGAGGGAAAGCGCGTGCCACGGGTCATAGGCCCACTGGGCGATCAGGTACCGCTCGTTGACCTCGAGGACACGCTTGAAGACGACGGCGTTGTCCATCTCGTCGCCCTCGGTAAGTTCGAGCCAGCCCTCCCGGGCCCATTGGTCATAGGGCGCGCGGTCGCGGTCGCAAGCCGCCTTGAGATTGTCCTTGGGAAGCCAGGCGAAGAACCTGTAAGTTTCAAACGGCCAGTCATTCCAGGGTGGGAAGTAGAGACTGAGGGATGTGAGGTCGCGCGCCGAGCTGAGGTCGACGGCCGCGAAGCCCGGCCGACCGTCGAACGGCGACCAGTCGGGGGGTCGCTGCTGGAGGGCACAAAGGATCCTCGCGGTCTCGGGCCCGAGCTCCGCCTCGACCTGTGCCGGATCCTTCTCGAGGACAGAGCATCCCCTCCACTGCAGGTCGCTGATGGCCTTCTCCTTGGCACCGACCCGACGGCCGAGGTGGAGGCGGAGCATATCTCGCAAGGCCTCGGGGTTGGTCTTAGCCCGGTTAGCCTGCGAGCGGAGGAAGTCGATCCTGACGCCGGTGCCGGGGAAACCGAGGGCGGGGTTGGCCTTGTGCCACTCGGCCTCGTCCCAGTGGTCGGCATCCTCGGCGCAGCCGTCGGCCTTGCTGTCGATGGCGTAGATGATCGCGAAGAACTCGTTGTCGAGGAAGCTGCCGTCCCGCCACCCGCGAAGGACGTCCACGGCATGGGTGTGGAGCTCTTCGTACAGGGTATTGGGGCGGTCATCGCCGGCGGTGGTGATGTTGGTGAGCATGGCCTGGCGGCGCTTGCCGGTTGCCGTCTTAAACTTGACGTAGAGCAAGCGCTTAGGCCACTCGTGGATCTCGTCCGCCGAGATGGAATGGGGCTTGAGGGTATCCGCCCGCCTGGCCTCCGAGGGTAGCGGCGTGAACTCGCATGGCTCCCCGGGGATGAAGATCCGGTGGTTATTGGCGGAGTCCTGGACCTCGAATTCCGCGGCGAGCTCGGGTGACTTGCGGACGATCCACGAGGCATCGTGCCAGACGCCTTCCTTGGCCACCTGATCCTTCTTGGTGGCGACGGAGTAGACGCGGGCCCCCGGCTCCCCGTCCGGCCCCAGCATGTAGAGCTCGTGGCAGGCAAGCCAGTAGGTCTTGCCGTTGCCGCGCGGTTCCTCGATCCACCGCTCGTTGAACCGGCGCGCACCGGTGCTGGTCCGCATCCAACCATGCGAGATCCAGTCAACGGTCGCCTGGCAGGGTAGCGGGTCGAAGACCTCGCCCTCGAGGTCCCCGTCGATGAACCGGCAAAATCGGTAGAACTCGAGGATGAGTTGTGCGGCGTCCTCGTCGAAGTAGAACTCGTGGCCAGCGGCGATGGCGGCATTGTAGGCGGCGTCGTTGTTGGCGTCGGTCTCCTCTTTCGTGCTCCCCCGCCGGGCGACGCAGGGCCAGTGCTCGAGGTCCGCGACGTGGCGCTCGATAGCCAGGCGGGCCAGCTCGTTGACGGCGATGCTGCCGTCGAGCACGCCACGGATGTAGCCGTCGACCTTGGGGTTACTAGCGTACCTTGGCACGGTGCTTCATCATCTCCCTCAACCCACCGGCGCTCGGTGGCTTGGCAACGGTACCCTTTAGCCTGGCGATGCTCACGGTATCGAGGCCGAGGTTGGCGGAGATCCGCGTCGCCTGGTCCACCGCCGCCTTCCGCTGCGCAACTTCGGCATATTGCACGAGCACCGCATGGCCCTTGGACATCACCTGGCCGGTCCCGTTGCAGGCGCGGCACGGGGGCCCGTCACCGCCAACTGCTGCTGAAGCAGCTCTCCTGAACTGCTTCCCGAGGTGGTCCCGCTTGTGTCGCGAGAGCGAATCCTTGGTCGTCGCGAATTGTCGCGCAATAGCCCTCAGCGGCCTGCCAGAGGCCAGAGCTGCGTCCATCAGACCGAGCTCCGGCCGGCCGCAGATCGAGCAGCGCCGGCCTCGAGGATCGCCTCTGGAATGGCTGATCTCGGTTCCCGCCGCGACCTCTGTGGTCGAGGAAGAACCTGGCTGGACCCCGCTCCCCTTGCAGACCTTGCACTTGTACGGCTGGCCTTCCCGGAGCGCGGTGTACGACATCCCGTTCTCGTTCAAAAAACGAGTGGTCCTCTCGATCTCGGCCTCCAGGATCGCCAGCATCACCACCATGCCCAGCGTCGCCTTGAGGAGCAGGTCTTGGCTTTCCAGGCGGCGGCAGATCTTGTAGAAGTGGCGCCGTTGCTCGTCGTTAAAGTAACCGGGGCAGACCAAGCGTGTCCGAACCTCCTTGAAGGCTGGAGGCCCGCCCGCGGATAGACCTTCACCATCCCCCACCAGCCGCATACGGCTCAAATTCGGTTTCCTACCCTTCATCTTCCATTTTCAGAGTCATTTACAATTTCCCATGGGTGTGGAGTTGGGGCGAGCGCCGCTTCGCCCCAGGAAAGCTGTACACTTTTGAGTACGCCCTCCCCCGGGGACGTATCATATTGAGTACGTTGAGTTTCTGAACATGTCGCGGTCATGGCCACTGCCTCGCCGCGGCGCCGCGCAGATGGGCGGCGTTGAGGTGCGGCTCGCACAACGTCTCGAGGTTGGCGTGTGTGTCCGGTCCACCGAGGTGGCGCGGGATGATGTGGTGGCAACCGTAGCCAGGCACCGGCCTGGGCAAGCACCGGCGGCACAGCGGCTCCAGGATGAGATGTTCAGCACGCAGCTCTGTCCACTCGGGCGAGTGGTAGTAGGCATCGTCCGCCGGCCCGCCGTGCCGGCGCGCGTTGTAGCTCGCGTTGCGCTTGGAGCGACACGGATCACACAGTCCGTCCTTCGCCTTCGTCAGGTGGGCTCGGTTATCGCGGCAGGGACGAGGGGAGCTATGCGGCATCAGGCTTTCCCCTCATACACCCGTGCGTGATCAGCCCAGCTTGTCGGCCGGATACCTCTCGCAAGGAGACCAGCGCGTTGCTCATTGGCGATTTTGATGGCGTGCTTCCGGTCTGTCGCCCACACCCAATAGGCCGTCTCAGTGCAATAGTTAGGTGCGTATCCAGAGTGCGGAAGAGCTGCGCCCGATGGGTGCCAATTGGGGATCGCCTTCATTTCTCCGTCGTCGATGCTAGCTCGCACAACCGTCCTGACGTGCCCGTCCTCTAGCATGTAGACCCCGAACGGCAGGAGGCCAGGGGGATGCGCCGGGATCTCATCCACAAGAATCTCTCGTGGTTTCCGCTCAGTGGCAAAGAGGAGGCAGGCTTCGTCGGCCAGAGCCGGCGTCGAGAAGACACCACAGATCCTATAGTCGCTGTATTCGCCCTTGCCTACCAGATACACGATCATCGCGGTCCTCCCGTCTCCTGTTGCCTCAGGGTATCGCATACCGCGAGAAGCATTCGGGATCTTCCTGCAGGCTGCAGGTGGCCAGCACGATTCCGAGGAAGCGAACCACCAGGTCAAAGGTTGGAGCGTTCTCGGCCGCATCACACTCCAGATAGAGCGCGTCCGCCCGCGCCCAGAGCTTCCGCGCCCGGCCCTGGGTGGGCGAATCCTTTCGGGGATGCTGCTTCGGGTTCCATCCCACAGGCACGTGCCGAAACTGGTAGCCGGCGGCGTGTGCGACGGCCCGGTTCGCCTTGTCCCGGGCCCGGTAGAACTCCTCGATCGGGCAGGCGGTGGTCCAATGCACCGGCCGCCCAACGTTGTCGCCGTCTAGGTTCCGCCTTCCATTGCAGATGTCGCAGGCGACCTGGTGCGGCGTCGGCTTGGTTTGAGCCTTACCAGACCAGGGACCAGGGTGGCACTTCCTCGCGGCGCGCTTCGCCGTGAGGAGTGCCAGGTTGACCGAGTTGCGCAAGTCGGATCCGCTGAGGCCACCGACGCCATGCGAAGATCCTCGGCTCCCGACGTGCAGGGACCACCAGCGATCGAGCAGTTCACGGACGAGGCGGTCGGGCGGAAACCGGCTGACATCCTCAGTCGGCAATGTGAGAGCGGGCCGAACCGGCCCGCCCTTCGACACTTCGGCACCGCTACGTTTCTCAAGATCAGGCATTGCCGCTAGTCCTGTCAACCTTTGCCCCCATATCTTGCGGCGCTCGTCTCTTCCGTTTCTCGCGGTTGCGCACCTTGCCGATGAACCGAAGCGCCTCAGCCAGCGAGATCTCCTTGACCAGGGCACCGGCCCGCACCTTCGGATGTTCCGGGCACTGCCGGATCTGCACTCGCTGCTGCCCGGACGAGGTCGGCCTCGAGTCCGTCACCTTGAAGTCCATCAGCCGGCGGCCACAGGTGGGACAGACCGTCGGCTTCGGAGGCTCGGCCATTCACTTCCTCCGCATCGGCTGCTGCCACTTCAGCCGCTGCATCGTCCCGTTGTAGGTCATCTCCGCCGGAGCCCCGACGCGCTGCCATCCCTGGGCGAGCGCGCGTTGCACCAGGCGCTCGAGCTCGGGGCGGTCCGGGGCCATCACCAACCGGATCTCAATTGTCATCCTTCGTCCTCTCCCTCCCGGTGCGGGCTCACGCCCCATGTTCCATCCGCGAGATGAATCGCCCTCCTCTCGTTGGCGATCTTGATGGCATGTTCTCGGTCACGGGCGAAGACACAAACCTGCATGAGATCTCGCTTCTCTGCGAGCTGGTTCGTAGGATAGAAAGCATCCGGCTCCGGCAAATCGCTTGTTTCATTGGCATTACGCACAGTCCCGTCGCGCAAGATCCAGATCATCCAAGGGCGAAGGCCCTGCCGAAAATCGGGAATATACGCATCTAGGATCCACTCTTCGACCCGAGTGCAATCGCCCAGAACCGCGATGCAAGCTTCAGCATTCTCCTTCGTGCTAAACGTGCCGACGATCGCGTAATCCGAATATTCGCCTTCCGTGACGACCCAAATGATTTGCTCCTCCCCCATGGTCTCCTCCTCAATTGTCATCGCTGCCCTCGTTTCTAACCCGCGAGACACGCCTGCGCCCGAAGAGGTCCAGTTGTTTGCCGTCGTTCACGGGCCTGAGCGGCACGACCTCCGCCCTCCGGCGCTGTGCCTTTGCCGTCTTCGTCCGAGGCTCCTCCACCTCCATCACCTCCGCCTCGATCAGCTCCCCGGCACGGATCGCATCGCTGATGGCGCGCAGCAGACAGTTCGGGCAGAGCACCTTGCCCCGCCAAGACCAGGGAATGAGCGCGGCGTGGCTGCCATCGCCCCCATCGCAGAGCACGGGCCCACGGCGGAGGTTCATGCCGAACTCCTCATTGCCTGGCGGGCATCCCGGGCAGCCGTCGCCGCCTTGCCCTTGTGGTTCGAGTGCCAATGCGTGCGCACGTGATCCTCCCAACAGCCGTCGCAGAGCAAGGTCGGGCAGCGGCTGCACTCGACGGTTGCCGTGGCTTTCTGGCAGGCGGCGCACTTGATTGTCGGGTTCGTGCCGGCCATCTTCTTGCAGCTCGCCGGCGTGCCGTCCTTCGTCTTCGGGGCGGGCCGCGTGCCCTTCGGCCACCATGCCGGCAGCGTGATGATGAGCTCGTCCTTGAGTCCGAAATGGTGCACCACACTCTCAGACCTGTGCTTTTCTCCAATGCCGAAAGGTCCAGCCAGGATCTGAATCGTGAGGCGGTCTCCTCCGTAGCTCAGGACGCTCACGCCATCCCGTGCGGACTTGATCGCCATCACCCCGCTTGCCGGGAACCCGAGCTCCGCGAAGCCTCCCTTCTTCAGACCAAGGCGCGAGGCCACGGCCGATGAGAGGTGAATCCCGACGCGCAACTTGTAGCTGGAGCGGCAGCAGCTCATGCTGACATCCCGAAAGTTGACCGGCGGACTCGACTCAGGCTTGGCGCTGGGCGTCTTCCTCGCTGGCGGTTCGAGCGTGATTCGCGACTTGGCACTCGGCGCGGTGAGGACTGTTGGAGTGGGTGGCTCGATGACCTCCCCCACCGGAATGTTCCCCCTCGATCTCAGCTCCCGGGACGTGCGTTCGTCGAGAAGTTTATCGAGCAAGGCATGGGCGAGTTCGCGTAGGGTCGCAGAATGAAGCAAAACCGTCATCTCTACCTCCCTGGGCCGGGGGCGCGGATGGCCACGCGCTGGGCCGCCGCCCGCTCCTCGTCGGGCCGCCGGTCGTAGCACCGCACGCTCCGGACGTCCCGTTGCCGCAGCGACCTCATCACCATCAGGTGGTCGAAGCCCGCACGCAGCAGCGCCGTCGCGTGCGTCCTCCGCAGATCATGCGGGGAGCACTTTCGGATCTTCGCCTCGCGCGATCGCTTCTTCACGATCTGCCACATCGCCTGGGCGCAGAGCCCGACCGGGGCGATCTTCCCGTTGGCCCGCACCTGGTGGAGCAGCAGCCCCGGCTCGCGACCGCGGATTGCCAACCACGAGGTCAGCCAGCCGGACGCCTCACCTAGACTTGCGCCCCCGAGGCTGCCGCCTTTCCCGGGCAGCAGCAGCTCGCCGGCGTCTTCGTCCATCACGTCTTCAAACCGCACCCAGGCGGCTTCCGCCGAGCGCAGGCCGCCGGCGTGCATCAGGGCGATCGCCAGGCCGTCGCGCAAGCCGGCCGCCGTCACGTCCCGCGCGCAGGCGCCGTACAACGCATCGAGCTCCACCTGGGTGAGCGACCTTCCCCGCGTGGGCGCCTCACCCGTGATCACCTCTACGTCGGACAGACGCAGGAAGTCCTCGTAGGCGAGCGACCCATCCCGCCAGGCAAACCGCAGCACTCGGCGTAGCGCCGTGAGCATCCGGTTGCCAGTCACGGGTGCGAATTTCCCTGCTACCACCTCGCGAACCCTGTCCACGTCCTCCGCTGTGATTCGATTCCAAGCGAGGCGGGAACCATCTTTGACGGCCCTTCGTTTCCAAATCTTTCCCATTTCGGTCAATGCCCAGCGCTGTACTCGGCTTCCAGAGGGTGCGAGCTTTGCCAGATAACGCTGGCCGGCACTGCGTTTCCCTGCCTGTGAATCCCTACCTTTTACGTGAATGCGTGTTTTCGCGTGTTGTGCCCTGGGTCCTTGTGTCAGCTCGACTTGCCCATTGGTGGGGGTCGGGTTTGGCAACACGTTCATGCGGGCGGTCTCCGGCAAAGGGGTGGCGGTGGCATGGTCGCAATCCGCTGGCAGGCGCGCTTGAGCGACAGGGTAGTTCTGTTCACCTGGCCTGCCAGCCGCAGCAACTCGGCGCCCAGATCCTCGTTCGACGCCCCACCGGAGAGCGCCAGGTCCCGGAGCAAGACCTCCATCTCGACCAGATGGCCGCGCAGGGTCTCCACGATCACCCCGACCCGGTATGCCTGCGCCGTCCGGAGGGCCCGGGTCGCAGATCCCCGCCGGCTAACCGGGGCCTTCATGAGGCCGCCTTCTGGCATGGCGGGCAGGGCCCGCCGATCGCGCCCCACGTCCAGCCGTGGTCCCTGGAGTAGGTCGCGTGTCCTCGACCATGTGTCTGCTTCCGGAGCATTCCACAGTGGAGACACAGCGCCAGTTCCCCGGCGAGCCATCGGACCACGTGGCCACTGGTGACTTTCAGAGCACCGCAAGATGTGGGGCGTCCCCAGCGGTGGAGCTGCCTCATGG